GGTCTGCGAAAATTCACCTTGTTCGTTTAATAATATTGTTGCGGTTGAAACATCTTTGCCCGTTCCTTTGGCTGTTATGATTTTACCGTTGCATTTGCACTTTGCTATTATTTCAATTGAATTCGTTTTTTTGCTATACACTCCTATATTTGTCGATGTTCTTTTACCGCCAAAATACACAAGTTCAACCTCTAACTTATTGGTACTCTTATCGTTAAGATAATAACCTTCATCTTGTACAAGTTCTTCTAAAATATTTTTAATACCAAAACTCAAGCTTCTCGCATTATACGGCTGCATAGTTATGATATTATTTTGTACGTCTTCAATTTTTATATCTTGTGCTGTAGCACAGAATGTTGTAAGTAAACTAAGACTTATTATTTTTTTTATGTAATTCATACCATTTACTTGCTGTATAACCTATAGTTAACAGTAATAAAATTAATTTAAGTGCCATTTCAATTTGAGTAAAGCTAATTGCCATAGCGCTTGTATTCATTGTATAAATTTTTAACGTTTCTATATCTAAACCTTTCATTTTCTTCTTTTAAGTGATTTGACTCTTCTTGGTTTACCGGCTGGTTGTCCTAATGATTTCTTTTCTCTGATCTTTTTTGCTTTTTCAGAAGATGACATTTCACCTGAAGTTTTTGGGGTTTTGCTGGATATTCTTTTACTTGGTCTACAATACGGCGTACCTCTCTTTTCACCTTTACGTCTTCCGCATGGTTTGCCTGTTCTAACATCAACCCATTTTTCTTTGAACCAACGTTTTAATGCTAAGCCTTCTTTAGTTTTTCTTACCGCCATTTTTAAATGGTTTATGGCCGCAGCCTTTTTTCTTTAATGCTAAATGTTCTTTGTATGTCATTGCTTTAGATGATGAGCCATCTTTACAATACATCATATGAGGTTTATACTTTTTTTCTTCCATATTTTGCAGGTCTTTTTTTTACTGTAACTTTTTTATGTTTTAATTTTGCTCTTCTAGGTGGAACCGCCGGGCGAGATTTTAATTTTTTATTTTTCATTATTTTTTCTTTGATTTATTACCCCAATTAGCAGCACCAACTTTTCTGCATTTTGATAATGCACCTGAAGCATATGCTGACGGGAATACTTTATATCTTGCTTTTACTTTGTGATAACATGCGTCTTTTGCCATAACTTATAATTTTTTCTTTTTTATTTTTTTATTTAGTTTTGATTGCTTAATACCTTTAGTTGTAAGCTTTTCGTCTTCTTCTTTTTTCATTCCTAACTCCCAGCTAGACCAACCTAATATTAATGCAACTCTTTGCCATGCTTCTGTATCTGATGCTACTGCCGCTCTTGTATTATCATATATTCTTAATACTCTATCTAACGGCACGTTTGTTGTTGCTGATATAATTTGAGCCGAAGCCATTGCTGCAGGATTTTCTAAAGTAAGTCCTGCTTCTTTAATTTCATCACCAGACCAATCTAATGTGTTTAATGCTGATCTCATTTTTGTTATCTTAGAATCTAATGGAGGAGCTACATCAAATAATTTCCATACAGACGGCTCTAATGCTTTGCCTGCTTTAACTCTTTTTGCTAAATCTAAAGTAAAGTTTTTACCTGCAACAACAGCATTTCCATATAAACCAGTTCCTCTAAGTATAGAATCTAACATACCCTCAGCTACCTTTTCAACTTTTGCACTTTGATTTTCATCTTTTTCATCTTCAAATCCTAAAGCAAATAAAGCTTTTTGCATTGCGTTAAAAATGAAATTTTGAATAGCGCCATAGTACACAAATTTTGACCAATTAGTTTTTTGATCGCCTCTTCCATTTACAATATCTTGAGCAGCTCTTTTCATTAATCTAGTATACTGCATAGGTGTATTAGCAAATGCTAACATAAATCTACCAAACCCTCCTGCTTGTTCAGCTGATATTCTATCTGGTCTTGATGATTGCTGTGCTTCTTCAGTTAATTCTCTAAAATCTCTAAATGCTTGTTGCTCAGCTTGCTTTTGATCCATACCCTGCTTTATGTAAGAATTAACTCTGTTTCTATACATAGATGCTCCACCTGATGCAATAGCAAAACTATCTGCAGCTCTTGTTAAAACAAAACCTTTATTTAATAAATAACTAATAGCACCTTTAACACCACCTTTATTTGCCATTTCAGCAATTTCATTTTCTTGTACATTTAATTTAGTGCCTCCTCTTCTTTCAACTAAAAAATCAGAATTCATTATCATTGAAAAATCTTTCCAATATTGTTTTTGATTTGCAAATGCTTTAGCAGCTTTCAATGGATTATTATCGTGCCAATTCATATAGTTAACAGACGATATAGTCTGCAGCACAGCTGATCTTACGTTTATAAACATAATAGCACCTACAGAATTATTAAGCCAATCTAACCAGTTATCAATTTGAGTATCGCCTCCTCCTGTTCTGTTTCGGCCGCTTTCCATACGTTTAAGTATGTTATTTAAATTTTTTACATAGCCTTTACCAAAAGCAGCTTCTAATTTAAGTTTATTTTCAGCAGAAAAAATTTGATCAACGTTGTTTTTCCATTGTTCTAAATGTTTTTTTCTTTTAGCATCATTTAAATTTGATAATAAATCTGTTTGAATAGTTCCAACATCCCAATTATTATCAGGCTTTACGTATCCTTCTGCTTTATTTATTTGAATTAATTGATTTCCAAAATCAACAAAATCTTTATTATTATTTACTTGATCTAATAATGTTTGTTTAGTAGCATTATCTAAACCTGGTATTTCCATACCTTGTTGATTCCACATCCATACTCTTAAAGCAGTTTCATTTGTATAATTAGTATTACCAACTTTTTTAGTTAATTGTTTAGGTACGTTTTTTAATTTCTTTTTTAATGCTTTAAAATCATTCATTAACTGCATTCTATCACGATTTATATTTTCCATCGCAATTGAATATGGATTTAACAAATTACTTTTATACCATGCTAGTGCTTTATCACCTTCTTTGCCTTTTGGTAATGTTGTATATAACATACCCACAAAGTCTTCAGCCGAATGAGGTATAAAATAATTAAATCTTTTTTTAGATTTTTCATTTCTAGCGGTTACAGGAGTATATATTTTATCAGATAGTATACCTGTTTTTTGTTCAAGTATTGCATTAAATTCACTACTTAAATCACCTGTTTCTTTACTATATTCATATATATCAGCAAATTTACCACTTTCTAAAGTAACACTTTGTTCTTGTGTTTTAGGGTTAATATTTAGTCGCCCTCTTATGGTTACATTTGCATTAGTATCGGTACTTCCATTACTATTGCTTGGTGAAATATAAACTTTAGTATCCGCTGCTAAAGGTTTTACATTTAAT